ACAAGCCCCTTCCGTTTGCATCGTTCACACTCATAGTGATTCTCTTTCAGGATCTGTGCCTGCAATCTTCGCCAGGCTGGCGAGGTGTAAAACTCATGCACCTTATTGTCGCGGATGAGACCTCTTATCCAGTTAAGCATTTCTTCTGTCATAATTTTCTCCATGAAAAAGACGAGAGCTTTCACTCTCGCCTCTGGGGTATAATATGGGTTTACTTTTTGTGAGGAATCGAAACAGCAGGACTTGAACTCTGCTTCTCTGGCTCGTAATACCAGCGTTTTTCCCGGTAAACTATGTTTCGTCGGCGGCCAATCCGCAGGCCGCTTTTGTTGCAACCAGGTTAGGTATGCGCTTGACTTTTATCCAGTTTCAATATTACCACACTTTTTTATTATTTTTATTCCACTTTATAAAATCTCAAAGAATTTTTCAATTCTCTTACTGACCGCGCTCTGGCTCATGTGAACCTTCCTGGCTATCCTCTGCTGCGTCATTCCATCTATGTAACGCATCCGAAGAATCCGCCGGTTGAGGCTATCCGTTATACTCTCAATATAGCTTTCGATCTCTTCGCACTCCTGCTCCAGCGCTGCTTTCCGTTCCTGGTATCTTTCTCTCCGTCTCTGTAAAAGATCTTCGTCCACGCCGACGACCGCCTGTGGCCTGGGAATCCCCGTCCGCCCATCCAAGATCACACTGTTTCCCACCATGTTTTCCCTAAGATGGGCCAACTTGTAGGTCAGCTCCTGGATCTCCTCTTTATTGCTCTGATACATTTCCATTCTTTCCCTGGTCATTGCAGCCTCCTATTCCCACTTTCTTCCCGTGTGTCTATCCCGGAAAGTGATCCGGTTTGCTATTTCATACCCTAACTTCTCCGCTACTTCCCGGAACATTTTTACCATCCAGTCAACTTCTTCCGGCTGTTTATCAGCTCGGCGTATCGCGGTTCCCGCGGTACTGTCGTTATAACCTTCTTTGTTTTTATACACTTTGTTCTCCTTTCTGCTGCTCTGGTAGAATCTCGGGAAAATCCCCGAATGACATCTGCCCTTTTATCTCATCCGCTTCTATCTTTTCCATTTCCCTTCTTTTTTCTTTGTACTCATTATATTTCTTCCTGTACTCATAGCTTTTTCCAAAGATATTCCACGCTGCTTTTACAACGTTCGGTTCATACGGTCTGATTTTCTCCAGATCATCGACAGCCTTATAAGAAATAGGGCAACCGCAACAGCCGGTACGAGTAAGTCCATATACCTCATAGGCATCTGAATATTTGACCCCGTAGTATTCTTTATACCAGGCTTTGTCCTTATCACTGACATAATAGAGCGGTCTCAGGCGAAACTGTCCGCTGGAAGTCTCTGTGAAACACAATGCTGTATTGTCTTTCCGTGGAACAGACCTCATCCCGCCTTCATCTCTGCGTTCACCGGTGATTATCATTTCATAATCTTTCTGCACGCTATGCGCAAGCTGTTTTTTGCAGTAATCGCAGCATTTTGCGCTGATCTGAAAGTCTGGCGGATATTCTCCAATGAAATCCCGCATATATTTTGACGAATTGATTACAAGCTGAATATTTGGCCTTGGTTCTCCCGCCGCATTACAACAGCACAAGAAATTGATTACACTTTCGCATTTTGGATATCTTTCCCTCAGTTCCTGCCGCTTTGCCGCTTTATCTTCTGCCTGATCGTATTCAGTCGCTATCGACAATGGTATTCCTTTCTTCTGCCACTCCGACAGCCCGGCTGACATAATTTTGGAAACAAACGGAACACCGTATTTCCGTGTTGCCTGTATGATATTAACCTTTGGTCTGTATGTACTGATTTCCACACCATATTTTTGAGCCGTATTCTTCACATGGTCTTTTGTGGCTTTCATTTCCAATCCGGTATTGAAAAAGGCATAGTCCACAGGTGGCAGATCAAATGCTCTTCTGGTTCTTTCGATAAGATCAATCATAATATCACTATCGGCACCGCCGCTGTATGAACAAATTGCATGTGGATGTTCTTTCAGATGCTTTGCAACAATGCTCTGAATTGCTGTGAATTTTGCGGGTGCATCGAAATCCGCATAATCCGGTCTATCCGTATATACCTTACTTCTAAGCTCACTCTTTTTAGGTTTGTTCACTTTATTCACGGAGTAAAGACGTCTTTTTCGCTGGCCAGCAAACCTCTTACTCCTTTCTGTAATCTACTTTTCTTCCTTCTTACTCAACCAAATCTGCATGTGTTCCATTAGTTCTTTCTTCATTGCCTCACGGCCTGCCTGGTATCCACGGTCATATTCTTCCTTGATTTTTCTCACCATCTCATTTTCGTTCAATTCATCAGGAAGAAAAAGCTCAACAGGAACGTTTAATGCAACACTGATTCTGATCAGCTTTTCTAATTTCGGTTTCCTCATTCCCTTTTCATACGCATGAACCGCCTGTTGAGAAATTCCGAGTCTTTCAGCTAATGTTCCCTGCGACATTTTACGCTTTTCTCTTTCTGTCCGTATTTTCTCGCCAATGCTGTTTTCCATTTTTCACCCCTTCCTGCTGCTCACTCCGTTGATCTGAATATCTCCTTCTGCTTTTACGAAAATCCACTGTTCTCCATTGATATCTTCAAGCCTTACAGCTCCTGAATTTTCAGGAGCCAGGGTAATGGTGATATCTCTTGCCGTGATCTCGATCTTTTGAGAATTTGTCAGGAGTTCGGCATTGGGGCACTCTTCTGACGGAACTGCTTTGAGTTTTTCCAGTTCTTCTTCTGCTGCCCCTGCATCTCGCATAATGCTCTTTATGTCACTTACGGTCAGCTTTGATTCCTGGTCTATGTATCCATCCTCACTGATCGTTTCATTGATTCCGTCCAGGATGCTCATGACCGTATTGAATCCCCAATTTTCTTTCATAATCTCCCGGGCTCCGCACCAGAAATTTTCCTGTTGAATCCTCGGCGGTACGATTGGCCGTAATCCCAGTGTTTTAATCAGTTCCTCGTTTGGAGAATCCGGGTTTTTGGTATAATACAGCAAGGCGTTCGGATTTTCTTCTCTGCTGTCAAACGCAGGGAAAAGGAAGCCATATTTTGGATTTTCTACCGTCCAGTTTTTTCTTGATGGACTCCGTGGCCAATACGATCAGGTCCTCATCCTTCAAACCGCTGTCTCTGATCTGCTGCAGAAATCCCCATGACATTTCCGGTTCCGGTGTGCGAAATTTGAGGTTCAGCAGATTTCTCCCGAGTTTGCCGGACAGTGTCTTTTTGAAGATTCCCAAATACTTTAAAAGGTCATCATCGTCCAGGTTCAAAAAGGTCTGCTGCTGCCGTGTCGTGATTTCTCCCTGTGTGATCAGAGTAGTATCGATTCGGGTAATATTACAATTTTCAAGGCTAAACTGTTTCCTGATCTCAGCAATTTCTTTTCTTCTCATCCTTCATTTCCTCCATAGCTTTTTCGTATGAAATTTTCCTCTTGCAAAATCTCCGGGCTGTTCTTTTACTGATCTCGCCCCTCATCGCCGCTGTTACAACGTCCCAGCCCTGGGCAAATTCACTCTTGCCTTTTTCTGTCCCGTCAAGTTCTTTCTCTGTTTCTGAGCTTTTCGCATTGTGCCTGTCAATAATCTGCCATAATCGAATCGTTCCTATGTGGTATTTCTTGCAGAGGGCCGATTGCGTCATTCCTCCGGCCCAGAGCTGGCAGATTTCCAGTTCTTGTGCCCTGGTCAGCTTCGTGTCGCGCATCCCGCTCCTTTCCGGGGCGGTTTCCCGCCCCTTTGTTACATGGTTTGTTGGTGTGTGTGATATATTAACCTTTTGGTGAAGGTGCCTAAATTGTTTTTATGTCGTAATTCCGCCCAATCTCCTGCATCCATTCCGCATGTGAATGGGTTTGTTCGTAGGTTTGCTGGGCTTTTTGCTGCAGCACTCGGCTTATCTCTATATTCCGATGGACGGCTTCCAGACCGGTGCGATGATGTTCCACGCACAGATACACTTTCAGCCCCAGTTCTTCTGATTTCTGCCGACCCCAGGTCCCGGGGATTACATGATGCTCCTCCACATTTTTTTCCTGATAATCCTCATGGAGTAACATGCACAGATAGCAATGCTTATCCCGGTCTGGCTGCATAATGCTTTTCGCATGCTTTTTCCGCTTCTTTTTCCCGGAAGTCTTAGGAAACATTAGGTCTGACACGTTTTTGCCCTCCCTTCGATTTCCCGCAAAATCCATCCCTGGTAAGGATGTGCCGGATCATAAGCTACGGTTAATTCATGATCTGCAGCCAGTTCCCAGACGACTTCCCAGCCGTCCTTGTTCTTAACTTCCTGCCCTGTGCTGTTTTTCCAGCTCTTTTCTGCCCAGGAAGGCAGCCAGTTATTCTTGAATACAGATTCCAGATACCGGCAGTCCGTATGGATATGTACCCGACACGGGCGGCGCAGGTGTGACAACATATCGCCGAGAGCCTTAATGTTTATCGCATTTTTTGTTCCCCGGGCCTCTCCGAACCCCTCTTTTGTCCGAAGATCTCCCCGACTATCAACATATTCCAGAACCCAGCCATACTGGGCAGTTTGACAGGCCGGGCCCCTGGCTGTTGTTGTTATGTAGCCCTCAAGGCTGTAGTTTCTCATTTTTCTGTTTCTTTCCTTTCTGCTCCTGCTCTTTATCTACTCTGAGAAGCATATAATACTGATAGCCATATCCGGTTACTTCGCTGACGCCGCTCTTTACGGAGTCTTTTACCAGCGTGTAGCCTTTTACCGGCTTCGGGTCCTCTCTCCAGGTGTTTGCCCGGATGATCCGCACTTTTACTATAGGCTTTTTGAGGTTCCGGCTACAGCTATAGCGCAGACGGTTCGGATTGTCTGCTTCCCGGAAGGTCTTCTGAGTCTCTTTTACAAAATAGGCCGCCAGATCTCCATAGTTCCCGGAGTCATCCAAACAAGTATTGTGTGGTCGGCCGTATGGCCAGTATTTCTGGATCAGCTTGTCCGTCCCTGAAATATTATTCAGCAGGATATGGTGATGAATGGATTTTCCTTCCCATTCCGTCACAATAATATATTTCAGAACCTGTTCCCGTTTCCGGTATTCCTTCCGAAGATCTCCCAGGAACTTTTTCAGATATTTCCTCGCTCCCTCCGGGTCCGGCCGCTGATCCTTCGTGTAGGTCAACACAGTATGGTAATCACCTGGGCCGAAATTGGTATTCATCAGACGCCGAAGTCTCTTGATCGCGTTTCGTTCATTGACTTTCTGCATCTGTTCGCTGGTCGGCTTCTCTTTTTTCTTTGGCCGGATTCCCTTCTGGTTATAACGGCTCGTATGATATTTTTCGACCTCCCTCACAGATCCACATATCACTGTCTTTTCTATGTACATTTTTTCACCCCCGGAGCCTAAGTTTAATCGCTGTATCGAGCTTGAAACGGGGCGAAACCCCGCATTTTTCTTGACTTTTTCTGTCCGAAGGCGTATTATGTACTTGTATGTTTTTTCGTCTTCGGACATTGAAGCACCAGCCCTTACTGGTGCTTCTTTTTATTTATTTGATTATGCCTAAGTAGTGCAAGCAGAGCTTATATCCTTCCGCCCATTCGTCATCCGGATTCTTTATGTATTCCACCAACGCACGGATTATGGCATCTTTATCCACAAGAATCACATCCGGTTCCACAGATGAAATCTTTTCGTTCAGCAGCCTCATATTTCTCAGGCACTTCACATATCCCGTAATTCGCTGGATGTTTTTATTGTCATGATTTAAGACCATGCTCATTCCATTCTGCAGGGCCTGGATCACATCTCCAGCATTTAATAATGAGACCTCATATTCCATTGTTACTTCTTTCATTTTCTCTTCTCCTTCCCGTCACCAGATACCGGATATAATCCCAGGTGTCTAGTGATATCCACTTCATGAAAATGTATAACAGGATCGCATCGACAATTCGCTGACCGGTTCTCACTTCTCCCTGGGCCGTAATGCCTATGGCTACCGCAATCGAGATAAAGGTCGTCGCGGTATTCCTGATGACATAAATTGTTTTTATGACCTTTTCGTGGGCTCCCACGTCATAAATTGTTTTTATGCCTTTCATTTTTCACCTTCTTTTCTTTACGCTTGTCCTTCCAACCGCCTTAAGGCGGTTTCCGCAGGCGTTATGCGCTTTCTTTCTTCTCCAGCGTGTAGGAAATGTTCACGCCTTCCTGTTCCTCGATTAGTTTGATCAGGACGTTGATAATCTTCTCCATATCCATACGCTCACCTCCCGTTACAATGGTATGTGAAACGGATTGTCTCTGTTTCCTTTTTAATCTTCCGTAAACGTTCCCTGGTATTTCTCCTCTATTTCTTCTCTCCAGGTCTTTCCATTTTCCTTTTCTCTGTAGTAGTCTTCTGCATGTTTTTCAAAATTTCTTGCATAATCAATGTGAGACGTACGTTTGCATCCCCCGCCATTCTGAAAACACCCTTCGGCATATTTACACTCTGGAACTTTCCCATTACACAGGAAATAGATTTTTACTGATTTTTGGGGCACTTCCTTACTCTCATATTTGCAGCCCTTTCTCAAGCAGTTAAACCACTCCATAAGCTGATTGTAAAATTCCTGTTTTTCAAAATCTTCCCAGGCAGTCTTTGGCAGGATGAGACGCAATTCCACATCGTAAATACCCCTGTCGTCATAATCAGTTGTCATCCCTAAGTATGGCTCGCATTCATTTTTCATCTTCTGTGCCTCCTTCTACTTCAACCCGGAAAGTTCCCGTCTTCTTATAATGATCAAGCTGTGTGGCGCTCTTTTCTTCTACTTCTTTGTGAAACAAATATGCTATTGACTCGGCATCTACCAGGCTCACCTTTTTACCTTCCAAGACTGACAGTAATTCAGAAACCACCGCCATCATTTCACTTTTATACACTTTTTCTCTCCTTCCGGTTTCACCGCTCCTATAATGTGCATCGTGTCAGCCCTTTGTTTTTGGCAATCTCCATAATTGCCATAAATTCAAAAGCTGACATTTTATACTTTTCTGCCACAAAATCGACAATTTCATTTGCAACTCTTTCTCTTTCCAAAAATTCCTGATAAGGTTTACTCGGGAAATTTTTCCTCTTATCCACCTTTTATATCTCCCTTCTGCTCTTGTTTTTCGATTTTATTTCTCCTATACTGTTCTGAAAGGGGTGACGTTGTGCCCCAATTTGAATGAAAGGAAATTTTCTTATGACCAAGCGTCAATTAAAACTTCTCAAATACCTTTATAAAAAGCCGCGTACTACAGCATGGGTTATGAAAAAATTTAAAGTATCTGATGTCCGTGAAATATGTTCCGGTATTTATGAATACCTTTGGACTACCGATGATGATGGTGAAGAATGTGATCTTCTTTCTATTTCGCCAAAAGGCATTATCGCCGTTGAAGCGACACAATGGTTTAATCCGCAATTTGTCTTACTGCAAATCATCTTACCGATTGCTATCGCAATCATCACAACTCTGATCACAATATTCCTAACAACTTCGCTATCCCCATCCCTATGAAGCTTCCTACAACTCCGCCAATAATGGGAATAGCTACATCTTGAAGAAAGAATTTTATTTTTTCTATCATGCCAAACCTTTCTACCTATGCTACTTCAATTGTTGATAAGCTTTCACAAATGCTACAACAACTCTGAAAAGTGAAACTGCAATGGCCGCCAGTGAAATATAGATTGCCTGACGGCTATCACGTTTTGCCTTTTTCATCAGTTTTTCGTCTTCTTCCTTTTCTTTTTCTGTTTTCATACTTAAGGCTCCTCCTTCTTTTTTCAATGATCTTGTTTCAATCAAATAAACTGTCGCACTTGCGTCCCATCTCTTAGGTGGTATATATTGCTGCTTTTTATTTTTCTCCGCCGCAGCGCTTTCCATGTGTTGCGGCTTTTCCATGTAATTTCCCGTTTTTCTTCTCTCAAAATTCTTCGCATGTGTAATATCTGTCGTATGTCTACATGCACATACGGGATCATCCGTATTCTTATAGCAGTGTGTTCTCCTGCAATCTTCTTTTTCTCCGTCGCAGAGAAATAAAATGGTATTATCCATCTCCCCAGGCCTCCTTTTCTGGTATTGCTTTCTCTTTTCAATTCTCCTATACTGTCCTTACAGGCTCCCGCCAGAGCCGAGTATGAAAGAAAGGAGAATAATTATTTATGGAACGTATTTCAAAAGATGCCGCTACGGTTCTTCACGCTTTATATTCTCAATACCAATCCCGCCGAAAAGTGAGACAACCCAAATATGAAGCGGTCTTCTTCAACTCCGTTCAGAATATACATGACGATTTATGCCCTGAAATGCTTGTCGAAGATGTAGATGAAGCCATGCGTGAACTAGGACGAGTCGGCTATTTAGAGAATGATTACGGAGAAATGACCATTCTAAAGTGTCGCTTAACCGACGCTGCTATTGTCGATTGCGAAAATGCCGTATCTGACAAGGCCGCTTCAATTATGGATTTTCTTTCAAAGATTCCTCATCCTTAATCTTCTGTGGGCGTATTCCTTTCAGGTTTGCGCCCACGCTCTTTTTCTTCAATTTCTTCTTCCCATGTTTTTCCGTCTTCTTTTTCTCTATATCCTCCATATCGCATTTTTTCAAAATTTTTAGCATGGTTGATATCTGACGTCCGTTTGCATGGTTCGTCATCTGTATTCTTATAGCAGTACGTTCTCTTGCAATCTTCTTTTTCTCCGTCGCAAAGGAAATAGATTTTATTATCCATCATCCATCCCTCCTTTGCCTGAATTTCTGCTGCTTTTTTCAACAATGCAACAAGCTGTTTCGCTTTTTCGATAGCACAATCCAGCCCTGCAACATCTACCGGAATCTTGATTGTACATTCAGTCTTTTTCTTTTCCATCTCTCACTCCTCCTTTATCCGGCTTTCTGCTGCTCCTGGCATCTGCGAGCCTTCTCAATCTCACACCGGGCCCGCAGGGCATCAAAGCCGGCTTTCGCGACGGCCAAGCTCTGCGGATCGTGCTCTGCCATGATTTTTGCAGCTTCTACCATTTCATTGATTTCAGCTTTTTCTTTCTCTGTCATAGGCTTCTCCTTTCCTCTTATTGACTTTTTCTTCCTCTTCTCCTATTCTGTAGATACAGGGCACTGGCATGCCCGAGTATGAAAGAAAGGAGAAATACTATGAAATACATTATTAAAAATGCCTCTACTTTTAGTAGTGCTTATAATTTCAAATATGAAAAACCAGCAACTTGTCCTTTTTGCGGTTATGGAACCGACGCAACCTTCAATGCAACCAATTCTTACAAATTTAATTCCAATACTTTATTAACCGCAACTTGTGAATGTACTTCCTGCCACAAGCTTTTCTTTTTTGCCTGTGAATACGCTGACAGCGACCCTGCTAAAGCAGTTTCTGTCTATCCTGCTGAAACGGTTGTACCTTATCACAACGACAATCTTGCTTCCATCTCTGAACGTTTCATTGATATGTACAACCAGGCTTTAACCTCCGAACACAATCAAAATTATGAATTAGCTGCTATCGGTTACAGATCTGCTCTGGAGATTCTTGTGAAGGATTATGCAATACAAGAACTTAATGAACCTGAAGAGACTGTAAGTAAAAAATCTCTTTGCGATGCTATTGCAAAGTATCTTTCCCAGCCTGATTTAGTAGCTACCGCAGACGTTGTTCGTATTTTGGGCAATGACTATACCCATTACAAACGGAAGTATCCTGAGCATGACTTTTTACTATTAAAAAAGTATATGGAAATCTTCCTTGCTCAAATAGAAGTTCAGTACATGATTAAGCATCCACCTGTCTCTCGAAATTAGCACTACATGGATCATATTCAGCCAGCAGTCTCCCTTCGAGATCCCAGTACTGAATTAGCTGCCGGGAAAGATCTGTATCTGTTCCCGTGCCGATAGTTGTTCTTGTTTCAATTACAGGTAAAACTCTTACACTGTCCACTCCCTTGAAGTGGGCAGTTTTTTTATTGTCCATCTCTTATTCCTCCCTTCCTGTTTGTTGTAAAAACATTGTAGCTCATTAAATAAACTTTGTCAAGTTATTTTTGTTCATTTAAAAAAACTTTTCTGGTTGACTTTTATATTTGACAGTGTTATTGTTAAGTCAGAATTTAAAAAGGAGGTGAGAACATGACTCGCGGAGAACGCGTTAGAATAGTTCGAAAATCTCTCGGTTTTACTCTTGAAAAATTCGGTGGAAGAATTGGATTAAGACGAAGTTCTTTAAGTCAAATAGAAACTGGAGTCAACGAACTTACAGAGGCAAATTTACTAGCCATCTGTCGTGAAGACTGGGATGGAAAATTTGTAAATGAGGAATGGCTCCGCACCGGAAATGGAGAAATGTTCAAAGAAAGATTGTCCCAGGATGAAGTTTCTTCCTATGTGGAAGATCTTCTGGAATCCGACGGGAATCCTTTCTACGAAGTCATCATTGGAATGATGAAAGCTTACCATGAAATGGATGAGACTTCCCGCCAGGCGGCTCTTGAATTTTTCCGCCGGCTGAAGGAAAATCTGGAAAAATAAAAAAGGAGGCTCAATGCCTCCCCCTTCTTTCCAAGTATTGGAATAGAATGGTATAAATCTTCCTGATCATCGGAAGATCCTGTTCTTCCAGGTGAGATAATAGTCTCATTATTTCTTCAATGTACGGTTTCATATGTATGCCCTCCTTTATCTTCGAACGTATGTCGTTCCCTTGAACCTATAATATAACTTTTCCTTATAGTTTTCAAGGACTTTCACACGTTCTGTAAAATAGTTACAATAATGGAAACGATTGGTAAGTGAGGGCATTATGCGATTTTCGCAATCGTCCGAGATCTCGGACACTTCTTTGTTTCAACCCTGATAAATGAGCATAAATAAAAGAGAAAGGGGGGATTGCCTTATGATGTATCCATTTATGACGCTCAATGATGATACTGAAATTACTCATTCTGAAATGAAACCAGATGGACGGGTAAAAGTTTACATTGAAACGCCTGATGAAAAGTACTGTTTTAAACATGCTACCTGCTGGCTCCCAAATTATGAATGGGAAGATCTCTATCAATACTCTGATGAAGAAATAGACCGCTTTGATGAGATTATTCATTCTATGGCCCACCTTATCATGGAATTTTCTCAGGAGGGAGGATTCGACAGTGCCTCAAATTTTTAGATTCGGCGAATACTGGATTTATTTCTGGACAAACGAAAACGAACCTCTTGAGCCGATCCACGTTCATATTGCCAAAGGTGCTCCGACGGCTAATGCAACTAAGATCTGGATCACCAGCACAGGGAACTGTCTGCTTTGCAATAATAATTCCAGGATTCCCAACCATACTCTCCGAAACCTTATGCGTATGATTGAAGCCCGGCATGATGACGTAGTTCGTACATGGCTGAAATACTTTGGAGAAATACGTTACTTTTGTTAAAAGGAGTGTCTCTATATGTCAAACGTAAAAGAAAGAATCATTGGTGCGGTCACTATCATGAGTGAAAAGGATGCGCAGAAAGTATGGGATCTGATCCAGGGCACTTTCATTTTAAATAATGCCGAGGAGGTAGAGCCGGACCCGGAGGAGCTGGAAGCTATAAGAGCTTACAAAAGCGGTGATCCGGAATATCAGCCGTATATCTCTCATGAAGAATTGATGAAAGAACTTGGGTTATAAACAATCAAAAAGCTGGCCTGTCCGGCCAGCCGCATTATCATTTGTATGGAGAATCATAGAGATCTGATATTCTCACCTTTAGGCCTTTGGCCAGCTTCTCCATGACGTCCATGCGTGGACTTTTTCGCCCGGCTACAATATCATCAATTGTAGATTTCGGGACTCCGGTCAGGAGCGATACCTGACGGAGGGAAAGATTCTTTTTAACCATAATATTTTCCAGTAAGATCTTCATGGTATTATTGTTGCCTGGTTGGTCTAAGATATCCTGGAATAAAATGTAAAGAGGGAAAACGTTATGAAGCAAAGCTCTGAAATATTATTATCAACAACGCCATCCCTAGATGGCTACGAAATCACGGAATATATTGATATAATTTCGGCAGAAACCGTTTACAAGCTCAGTCTTTCTAAAGCTCTTACCAGTGCTCTTAGTAATGTTATTGATTCATGGAAAATTTTTTCCAGTAATGAACTCAGCGGCACTACGGAACTGATTCATGAAGCAAAAGAATATATTAAAAGCGAACTTATTAAAAAAGCTCAAGAACTCAATGCAGATGCTATTGTTGGAATTGATATTGAATCATCTTTTAGTAGCGCCGATGGTTTCGCCAAAGTATCTATGAATGGTACGGCAGTAAAAATTTCTAAAATTGATAATTCGCATTTTGATGAAACATTACGTTTTACTTCATTAAAAACGAATGTACTTTGGCCATTCAGACCTACTTCAATAATCTTTAGTAACAGTTCAAATACTGTTTCTATTGCCGCTGACATTTTCAACTCCAAGAAAGAAACGATTTCTAATATTTTAGCTGATGTATCTATAAAAACCATTTTTGACGAAGAAATTCTTCTTGATAATATTCATTTTTATTCTTTCTCTAAAGAGTCTGGCAAGCATTTAATGAGTAAATTTGTCGAGGTTTCTTTGCCCTCTGATATATGTCATAAAATCGCCGCTTGTTCTATTATTGTAAGAAAATATATTTCTGAAAAGCAATTGATCACTGTAGCTGATTCAGAATTAGAAGACCTTCCAGATGATACTATTTCTGAAGAGATTATTTCCGAAGACTCTTCTTCAAAATATATTGATCCTGCTAAAAGTATAAACGATATTTTACCTATTATTGAAAATATGAGCACTGCTCAAGAAATTTATGATTACTTGAATGATTATAATAATTCGCATGAGCAATTTATAAACCCTTTATTATTTGACCAGTTAAAGGAAAGCCTAAAAGTTGAACGTTTATATGGAAATTGTCCCGACTCATGCATAAAGAAAGTTAAAAATTTTTACGATTTATAATAAAGCAGTTTAAAATAAAAGGCCCCTGCTACAAACAGAGACCTTCTTTGAAAACTATACAGATCCAGCGGATCGTGTAGAATCTTCCCTCGACAAGAAGATTATATCACAATCCTCCGGCGCCTGTATAGGTGCTATTTTTGTACTCTTTTTTATACAATTTTACATGGAGGATGATATTTTATGAGCAAAATTCTTCGCGCCGCAAGCTACATCCGTGTCAGTACCGCCGAACAGGCCCTTCACGGATATTCTCTCCAGGCCCAGAAGGAATACCTGGAGTCCTACGCTTTTACCCATGGTATGCGTATTGTTGCTTCCTTCGCCGACGAGGGGCAGACCGCCCGGAAAGAGCTGAAAAAAAGAAAAGCCATCCGTGAGCTCCTGCAGAGTGTCGAACGGGAAGAGATCGACGTGATCCTGTTCTGGAAGATGGACCGGTGGTTCCGAAACGTCTCTGACTTCTATAAGGTCCAGGATGTCCTCGACGCCCATGATGTGCGCTGGATCGCCGTCGCCGAACCAAATATGAACCTTGACACCCGGGAAGGCCGGCTGAACCTCAACATTATGTTGTCCATTGGTCAGAACGAAGTGGACACCACCTCGGAGCGTATTCGATTCACCGTTGACAGCATGATCAAAAATGGCCGGCTGGTATGGGGTGACAAGAACCTTCCCCTGGGATATCACATCGAGGATAAGAAGATCGTAAAAACCGAAGAGGAAGCCCCCATTGTGGAGGAGTTTTTCCGGTATATCAAAACACACCGGGCCAAACGCCAGACTATGCTTCATATTCAGGAAATGTTCCATATTCCTTTTTCCTATTCCCAGCTCCGGACCATGTTGAGCAGTGACTTCTACGCTGGGAAGTACCGGGATAATTACAATTACTGCCCGGCCTACCTAAGCTATGACGAACTCCTTGAGATCCGGGAAGCTCTCAGTCACAACATTAAAACTGCTCCTTCTGGTCGGGTCTATCTCTTTTCCGGTCTGCTGCGCTGTCCTCGCTGCGGAACCAAGATGGCCTCCAGAGGGAACCAGATGATCTCAAACCGGAAGACTGGAGCCAAAAAGACTTACAACTACTATGGATGTAATAAAGCTCTCTTGAGTAACACCTGTACATATACCCACCAGATCAGCCAGATTCTTCTGGAAAAATATCTTCTGGGTAATCTCGCCGCCGAGTATGCTGCTTTTCAGGTCCGCTGCTCTTCCGTCTCTGAAAACAAAAAAACCGCTGCCAAAAAGCAGCGGTCCCCGGAAAAAATCAAAAGTGAAATGGAGCGCCTGAACCAGATCTTCCAGCTCGGCAGAATCGAATTTGACGATTATAATCAGAAATACGTCAAGCTTGAAAAAGAACTGGAAGAAGTCGCCGAGGCAGAACCTGTCAAAATCAACAAACAATATCCAAAAGTTGAGAAAGTGCTTTCCGAGAACTTCCGGGCCATGTACGATTCCCTGACCCTTGAAAACCGCCGGGCTTTCTGGCACTCCATCATCAAAGAAATCTGTATCGATGAAAATAACCAGGTTTCAGAGGTGATTTTTCTTTAGCCTGTCATGTTACTAACTATATAACCCCATTTGGCGTACGTTAGTTAGTAACATGACGTTCAGCATTATAATAAGGTAAGATTGTGGTATTGCCCCGGTGACTATCCGGGGTTCTTCTTGTTTATGGCTCACTTGTACAAAACTATCATTTTTCATACTTTTGAAACCCTGTTTTTACCCTGATACTGAGCCAGGACCCAGCCGCGGGTGAGCTTCATATAAGCACCCCGGTTGCCGACCTGCTCCTCGCCTTGGCACTTATCCACCGTGCCTTTCCGGATCAGTGCCTCACCGGAGCCGCCACGCTTGAAGTAACGTCTCTTCGCCCCCGGGATGGTGTCGTACTGAACCAGCGGTGCGGAGGCTTTCGGTTCCGCCCTTAAAGCAAGGTCTGCCTGCATGCGGTAGCGGAGGCCTTTCTGGAAAACTGGTGCGCTGTAGATCAGCTTACCATTGACGTCGTAGACGTGGTAGCCTGGCCGGCAGGCCTTCTCAGCGTTCTGGAGATAAGTGTAGCTACCGATCTGACTTCCCTTGTCTGTGAAGGACTTCCGGACGTAATACGGGCCGCCAGTTGATTCCATAGCTGCTTTCACGGCTTTCCGGAAACCGTCCATGGTCAGACCGAAGCGACTCCAAACGTGATCCGGATCAACGTGAGCAGAGGACAAGCCCGCCAGACGGCCCTCGTTGTGTGAGGATATCAGGTACATCCCGTTACTGAGCTTCGCAAGCGGGTCCCAGCCGCGTTCCCTACAGATTCTCGCGCAGAGCTGGACAGCGGTATTATAGCCCCGCAGGATGTCAGCCTTGAATTTTGTTTCGTCCTTGATTGTGTAGCTGGCCCCGCTGGTATAGGAAATATAATCCGACTCACAGATCTCAATGGAAATCAGGTTATTGTTCCCCCAGCCAGCATCCGCCCAGGAGCGGTACGTTTCCGGGAGAAGCTGCATCACATTGCCGGGAACATCCGCGTCGCAGACGTAGTGGACGCAGGCCGATACCGCGGGCTGATTCCAGTAATCTGCCACACTTGCGGCCGTCCCCTGGCCGGTGCCGATTGTGTGAATCTGGATGCCGATCTTCGCGCAGGTGTCGCTCCGCTGGTAGCAGCGATTATTTGTGAGGTAATTCTTTGTGATGTTTAAAGTTCCCATGTAAACCATCCTTTCATTGTACGAAAAAGAGGACGATCACTCGTCCCCTGTATCATCATCTTTATTCACGACTTTTTCAGCTACTTCCAAGCCCTTCGTTAAAATCTTCGGCACCTTATAGCCGGCCTCCACGAAATTCTCGCAGATAGACCGGATCTCATTAACTAAGAGTGATGCCAGGACAAACCAGCCCAGCAGCACAGTCACTCCCAGATCTACGTTGATTGTCTTTCCGATCTCAGCGAAAACCGCACTGGCACCGAAAGCTACGGCGATCATGATCCAGTAACCCAGCTTTTTGAGCACGCCTTTCCAGCCAGCTTCTGAGTTCTCCTTGTGCGCCATGCGGCTCTTCATCCATCCGGTCAGCCAGTCGGCCACGTTGAAGGCCAGGAACAGCGCGAACAGCATCCAGTGCTCGCCAAAGATGTAGGTCAGAATGGCTACGATACCGCCCACAATGGCATTGTATGTATCAATTACTTTCATTTACATATCCTCTCTTTCTGATATAAATTTCCAATATAAATTACGTTTTCATTACGGTTTTGCCCGGATCTGATTCATATTTCGCCTTTCAATAATTATAGTTATAATCTTCTCCGTCACCATTTGCGATCAGATGAAGAACTCTGTTTTTTCTGTCAATCACAATATAGGTACTCGTAGATATGTAGTTATAAGTCGGATGCCCTAACACAGCCCTAGTTGCAATATAATGTACCCCGTCTACCTCTTTGTGACAGTACACATGCGTATGCCCACAGATACTTGCAATTACAGTGTTTGACTTATTTCGTGTGAAATCATACTCCACATTTACCTCAAAATCCTGCTGAGTATTGTTGCAGGTGCCCTTTTCCTTGTTCACAAAAGCCTGGATAATCTCCAGCAGCGCCTGGCCCCCGTGGTTTGCTGTGACTCCGCTACAGCTATAGCCGGATGCTTCGGTATCCTCTTTTGTAAAAGTCATCAGGGGATGATGGCTGAAAAATATTACCTGCCACCCTTCTTCGGTGATTTTCAAA